TCTGACAGTTAATGAGGTAAAAAACTACCTCAGATTGGAGGGCTTTATAGACAGCTCAGATAGCATCCCTTCTGACTATGACGATGACGATGCATTGATAGCTGATCTTATTACCTCTGCCAGAGAAAGGATTGAGGAGTTCACTGGCCTGAGCTTAATCCCTAAGACATGGGAGATTGAGTTCACTAACTTGGCTGGAGACTTTGAGATACCTTTTGGTCCGGTTAATACCATTATCAATGTCAAAGATGATGAGGGAGATAGTATAAGCACTGATGACTTTGATGTGTCCTTAAATGGCCGCATCCTAAAGACCCCAAAGTATAAGAATATGACCATGCTCTATGATGCTGGTTATACTACTTTACCCAAAGGGTTAAAGGATGCCATGTATAAAGAGGTCGCTTATAGATACATTAACAGAGGGGATGAGAATGTGGAAGGGATGAGCCGGGAGGCTATGAACTTGGCTTCGAAATATAAAACAGTCAACTGGTTAGGATGATAGGTAACCTCAAACCGATAAAGCTCCTAAAATACACTAATACTATCGATGCCGATGGGGATGCTACCGATACGGTGGCAGTAACCTATAAGATGTGGGCTGAGATTAGTGATGAGGGTGGTGGTAGGACTCAGGCCGATGGTCGGACAGATATGTCAGACACTAAGACCTTTAAGGTTCCGTTCAGAGGGTACAATATCACTCCAGACTACAAGATTGAGTATTTTGGGCAAACCTATTCTATTAGCTCTGTGAGAAGGATTGATGAGAAACGATTTTACTGGGAGATAACAGCATTTACCATCTTTGCTTAAAGTCAATGTCATAGGGTTAGATAGCTTAAAAAGCCGCATAGACTCGGCCAGTAAGGAATTAAAGACCGATGTAGATGCAGAGCTTCAAGCCGCTGCCTTTGACTTTGTGGCTTTAGCTAAAAGGGATGTAGCCAGTCAAGGGGGAGATAGGGGTACTTTATTAAGGTCGATAACACAAAGCAAGGAAGGGGATATGTCCTATGTGGTTTCGGCTAATGTCTTTTATGCTCCTTTTATTGAGTTTGGCACAAAGAGTAAGTTTAACCCATACCCAGGCACCGAGGAGTATGCATCCCAATTTAAGGGGGCAAAGGGATCGGGTACTTTGAAGCTGATAGATGCTATCAGAGGATGGGTAAAGAGAAAGGGGATTGCTAAAGGTAAGGAGGCAGACAGAGCAGCCTTTTTGATTGCTCGGTCTATCTATAAGAATGGTATAAGGCCAAAGCCTTTTTTCTTTAAGCAGATACCCATTGTCAGAGAAAAGTTGATGACTAATGTAACAAGATTATTGAATGGCATTTAAGACTGCACTATACGACCTAAAGACCGAATGGTATAAAACCCTCGATGGGGTTATTAGTGTACCAGTCTATAAAGATGCTGTGCCTTTGAGCCAGAATGGCAACTATGTACTAATCAGGTCAGAGGGTAGTACCCAGACAGACCTAAACAACTCTGCATTTTTTCAGTCTGCTATCATTGTGGTAGATATATTAACTAAATTCGCTACCATAGGCAATAGTAAGACTGCTTACGATATAGCCCAAGAGATTTACGATGAGATAATACTCGGACCTAACTCTTTTGGCATAACCATACCAGACCATCAGATTACACAAATAACAATCCAATCAGAGACCGAGCTTTACGAGGATGATGGCTCTGAGAAACTATTTAGGCTTTTACTTAGATACGAGCATATTATTAATCAAAATTAAATAAAAACAAAATGGCAGATGCTACAACAATCTCTGGCAGTGTGATGTTCATTGAATATTCAGACACTCCGAGTGGTGCAAGAAAGTCGGCTGTTTGCCAGAGTGAGGGATCATTCGATGGCAGCCGCAATGTAGTTAGTGATGAGACTAACTGTGGAACTTTGAAAGTATTAGGACCTCAGAACAACCGTTTCACTTTGAATGCGGTAGTTGACACTGTTCCTGATGCTAACGAGGCTTCTTTCAATGATTTTCAAACTCTGTATGCCAACAATACTAAGAAATATTGGCATCTGACAGACTCAGCCGAGACTATCTATCATGGTGGTTACGGTTGGATATCAGCTCTGGGTCAGCAGAATGTTAGCGGTCAGACTGCTAAGTTCACAATGACCATCGAGATTGAGGGAGACATTGATACTACACCTGCAAGCTAATAACACATGAAACAAATCACACACACCATCGGAGGTAAAGAGGTTACATTGGATGTCGGCAAGATGTGGTTCTCTAAGTTTTACGGAGAGGCTACATCTTCTGACCCTCTGTTAATGTCTGAGCTTCTAAGCAAACCGGACAAGCAATTTGACTTTATCTGTGGTCTCGTTTATGGCGGTCTTAACTGCTATAACAAGGTAAACGGAATAAAGGAGACAGTATCTATCGATCAGGTCCAAGAGTGGGTCGGGTCTATGGATGAGGCAGATGCGGCCAATTTGATTAACAAGTTTGTGGAGGTCAACAAACCGAAGGAGCAGGGGGAAGCCCCAGCCCAAGTGGCAAATCCTTAACTTGGGATGAGATGAGGTCGGAAGCCTTTGGCCAGATAGGTCTGCTTCCGGATGCTTTTTACGGTTTAGATGTCGAGGAGTACCTACTTTTAAGAAAGGGCTATATCGACAAGGTAAAGAATGAGTCTGTCTTGTTAAGGTTCCAAACAGCCTTAATATGCGAGGCTCTGATAGGTAAGGGCAATGGGGCGAGGTTTGTCATGGATAGCTGGCAGCTTGAAAATAAGGCTGATTTAGACCAAGAACAGGTCCGGGCACTCCTAAAGGCCAAGAGAGAGAAAGAGGCCTTAAAAAGGCTTAAAATGAAGCAGAATGGCTGAAATGCAAATTAAGATAGCGGCTGATGTCAGTAGTGCGGTTAGTGGCTTAGATAAGCTAAGTAACGAACTTGACCAGACTGGCAAAGATGCTGTCCAGTTAGGCAATGCGGTCGAGAATGCGAGCCAAAAGATTAGGGCCTTACCTAATGTCACTGGTCAAGCCACATCTACTTTAACGAATTTTAGTAGGGTCGTTCAAGATGCCCCATTCGGGCTTATTGGTATAGCCAATAACATTGATCCTTTAGTCACTTCCTTTCAGCAACTAAAAGCCTCTACCGGAACAACTGGAGGGGCCTTTAAGGCTTTGGTAGGTCAGTTAGCTGGACCTGCTGGTATTGCTCTGGCTATCTCTACTGTTACCTCTTTACTTATCACTTTTGGAGATAGGCTATTTGATACTGGCAAAGCTGCTGAGAAAGTCAAATCGGATGCAGATCAACTTAAAGATGCCATAAGTGGTATATTTAGTGAGACTGCTAAAGAGGCTACTGCTGTAACAACATTGGTAGCTGTCTTACAGAATGAGGCAGAAACAAGGGAGAGAAAGTTAGGAGCCTTAAAGGAGCTTAAAAATATCCAGCCCGATATATTTAATGGGCTGAAACTTGAAGGAGAAGCTGTTGTAGGCTTAGATACTGCTTATCAAAATTACCTTAACAATTTAAGGAATGTCATTGCTGTAAAGATAAAGCAAGCTCAGTTAGATCAGTTAATTGAGAAGCAATTAAAGCAGCAAGGAGTTACTTTAGTCGGTAACGAAAAACTACTTGTAGAGGGTACAAAAAGACTGCAAGAGTCGTTAAAGAATGACCCTCGTTTAGGTCCGAATGCTGGTAGGGTATTAAAGTTTTACCAAGACCAAGAAAATGCCAGCAAGAAAGCAGCTACACAATTACAATCTGATATCGATAATTTAATTAACGATTTAACAGAATTAAGTAAGGGTGTAAAAATATCAGGAGCCACTACAACTAAAAACAAATTAAACTTTGATTTTGAGTTAATACCCGGCATAAGTAACCTATCAGAGTTTGAGGCTAAATTGGCTGGACCTCTGCCAGGATTATTGCCTGACTTACAAAAAGCAATAAAAAATATACAAAAAGACCCAAAGGATGTGCAAGTACCAGTAAGGCCAAAACTAAAGCCTATCGGTACGGATGCAGCGGTCTTGGAGTTTTCAAATAATTTGACTCAGGCTTTACAGAATGCCTTGCAGTCAGGATTGGAAGGGATTGGAGAAAGTATAGGTAATTTATTATCTGGAGAAAACTTTGGCGAAGGTATCTTAAATGTGATTAGCTCTTTACTGACTGCCATTGGTAAGGCTTTAGTTGCTTATGGTATTGCCAAAGAGGGAATAGATAAAATACTTGGTCCGGGTGGTATTGCCATACCGGGTGCTGCTGCCATTGGAATAGGTGTTGCCACAATAGCCGCTGCCTCTTTATTAAAGAACTTTGGAGGTGCAAGGGCTGAAGGTGGACCAGTAAGTGGCAATAAGACTTATTTAGTAGGAGAAAGAGGTCCAGAGTTATTCGTGCCTAACGTGGCTGGCACTATTGTACCCAATGATGAGCTGCCGAGTTTTGGTCAGGGATTGGCCTCTGTATTAGGCGGTCGTGGTGGTGGAGGTACAACACTTAGAGGTCAGGATATTATTTTAGCATACGCAAGAACACAAAGAAGTCAACTGAGAGTAAATGGCTAACTTTTACAAAGGTAGTTTTGTCAATACCCAAGTGGATTATTCGGACAATAGCCCGAATGAGCAGACTATTTATGTAAAGATTACAAACACAGCAGAAAATGACTTATCAGAGGTAGCCTTAGAGACTGCCGATGCTCCAGTCGTATTCCAAACCGTTGACAACTCAGAGGACAAGTTTACCCCTATAAAAAGTAAAAGTTGCACACTAAGGGTATTTACTAATGATGATGTAAATGCCATGACCTTTTCTGAGGGTGGCGATCAGCAATATAAAGTAGAGATTGCTGTAGGCACTGAGACTGACATCATATTTACTGGCTGGTTGTCTATCTCTGACTTAGGGCAGACCTTCCAGCCCGATCCCAATGTATTAATACTTACTGCCAGTGATGGCATTGCCTTTTTAAGGGATATTGAATTGTCCGACAATGAGGGTAGGTATTTGACCGGTCCTCATCAGATTATAAAATACATAGCTTGGTCTTTACAAAAGACTGGCTTGGAATTAGAGATTTGGGTAGAGATGAACCTTTTAGAGGAGTCGGCTACCTATGATGTGGCTGCCGACCACTTTTATAATATGCTTTATTTGAATGCTCAGACATTTGAAACGAGCATTGGCGAGTCAGAGAATTGCTTTAGTGTATTAGAGAAAATATTTAAGGAGTTCTGTGATTTAAGCCAGCAAAATAATGTCTGGTTTATCCGTTCTACTGATGAGGCTGGATATGCGATAAAAAGGGTTTGTAAGTTCACTTACGATGGCGAGCCTATTAGCTATTCTGCACCTTTTCTGGTCAAAGATATTGGGGCCAACTATGACATGGCCTTTATGAACGATGATGCAAGGTTGAGCCTACAAAGGCCTTATAAAGCGGTTAAACACACATTTGACTACAACTATCCATCAGAGATAGTACAGAATATAGACTTTGAAAGGGGAACTGAGACAACTGCTCCCGATCCTACTGCTCCGACCTCTACCGGGGTTTATCGGCCTGAAGGCTGGACCTTGGCAAGGGCTGGAGATGGTACTGGGGGTGTTTGGTTAGACCTTTACCAACAAGCCGGAGCAAGAGGGGAGATTGTCAAAGAGTTCGTCTATGGATACGAGAAAAAAAGATATTTAGTTGTCGAGCATGAGGATGTACCCGGTACTGATTACTTTCACTATGTTAAATCGACACCTTTCTATGTTCAAAAAGGCGATAAATTACAAATTTCCGTAGATGTTGGGCAAGATACAAACTTAGGTTTTATAAATCCAGTTCACGTTTGGTTAGAAGCTGATACAAGTTACTATACTTGGTATTATGATAATACTGGTCCGACATTAGTAAATCAGTGGGTAGCAAAAAATAAGCCATTGACTGCGGCAATTGCAGATAACCCTTTTGCTGAATTATGGAGGGCAAGCATGGATGGTTCTTTAGACCCAACAGATGAGCTGCCTAAATATACAAATCTGAGTTCCGAAATAGAAATTCCAGCAGATGGTCGCATCTGGATTAGGTTAAGTGTTAATGGCAACATAACTGCACCAATATTCTTTAACAATCTCAGTATCACATTGACCCCAAGAGTCAATGGTAGCTATCAAAAATATAAAGGGCAACAGCACACCTCTGAGCAGCAGGTAGATAACATGGCGGTCAGAGATGAGACCGTATTTATGTCCGATGCCCCACGAATAGAAATGAAAGGGGCTCTGTTATTGACTGAGTTAGGAGAAACGATATATAATGGCAATGCGGTGTTTGCTGCTGGTAGTGGGGTAAACTTAGATGGCTTTTATACTCCATTCTTTAATATAAATGACTATATAAATATTAGTTTTACCAGTTTGAACAATGGTAAATTCCGAATAGTTGAAGTCGATTACTCTGTAATTACAAATAAGACTATTTTAACCTTTGCCGAGCCTACACAAAGTGAGTCTGTTGGAGCTGCTATGATTAAGGCTTATGACTATACCTTATCGGGTAACTTTTATGACTCAATCGAGTTTCAAGGTAACCCTCCACAAGAGGACCAGCTACCCTACGGACAACATCAGAACCAAGCGGTCTGGAACCAATATAACAGAGTATTCACTGCCTTTGAGGCTACGGTAGATGGCTTAGATACCGATAAGACCTATGATGGGGCTCCTGATTTGCCCGATCTATGGCATCTATATAGACAAAGAGACACACACCCAGCCACGACAAACAAGGGCTTTAAGCTATTGCACTACGAACAAGATACCGATAACTGCGAATGGGGGCTTTATATGATTGAGGTAGTTGACTCAACTATCCCTAAGACATATGAGGGCCATTCGTTCAAATATATCCAAGAATGAACGATGGTAAAGTAGTAAGAGGGTCCAATATGATAGCCTCTATAAAGGTTGATGGTAATTACTATCCGGTATTTTGTGCCAAGTCATGCTCTTTTGAGATGACCAATGAGATTATCAATAGAACCTCTGTCAATGATGGGTTATTTACCAAAAGAAGGATTAGAAGGACCGAATGGTCTGGCTCTGCCTCTGGGGTATTAGTAACAAATAATGACGGAAATCGTTACAGCCCATTCTACCTAATTCAAGAGTCTGTGAGAAGGTCGGCTTTGGAGTGGCAGTTTGAATTCACTAACTTAGATGGGGATATTAGAACAATAGAGGGAGAGGCTTTGATACAGAACCTCCCTATCTCTGGGGATGTGCAATCCTTTGTACAATGTACGGTCAACATCATTGGAACTGGGGCTTTCTTAATGGATGTCAGCCCTTCAAGCCCTACTGGGGATGAGGATGTGGACTCGGACTTTTGGAGTACAACCCCAGGGGGTACATTTATATCTGGCTTGTCATATACTGGCAAGTCATTACAAGGCAAGACCATTCTGGGTATAGCCAGAGAGGGTACTGTCTATGATCCTATTACTACGGGAAGTCCATCGAATAGGACTGCACTTTTCAATAGTGCATTAGGGAGGATCACATTTGA